AAGATGTTAACAGTACATATGTATCAATAATGTTAGTTGTTGCTGGATCAATAACTTGATTAGCATCAGCAATACGTGTATATTTGCTTGATAGTCCACTACGTCCAGTTACTGATGTGCCGCTACTAGTATTATGTACTGTATACGTAAACCCATTAACAACTTTTGTATTAAGTTTGATTGTTTCGTCTCCAACAATATCATGGAATGCACTTGGATTTACTGGAAACCCATCATTTTTAGGACTTGACAATGTTAGTCTAATTTTGTTAGGATCAGTATAACCATCTGGATATACAAAATATCCAAATGCATTCATAATATAATCTGAACCAATTGGTAAACTGTTTGATTTGCTTTTACTATTAATTCCTAGTATCTTGATATTGTCCATACTTGGTTTTAGTGTCTCACTGCTAAATGTTTCAGCAAAGTTTAAGTTAGCAAATTTAATTTGCTCATCACTACCAAACACATAACGAGTTTTGCGGGTTATAATTTCCCACTGTGATGAAGTATAATTTAGTCTTATAATCCAACTGTTGTCAAGACCTGTACCGTTTGTATCACCTTCATATGTTCTACTCCAACTACTTGGATTGTTATTTGTAATTGAACTAGTGACTAAGTCACTACTATCAACTATTGCCCATGCTTGTGTTGCAGCATCATAACGTAAACCAAAGCTGTTTTTGTTTGTAATACGAGTAAGCACATTTGTTTTAATTGCACTGGTTAAATCATTAGCCCAACTTGGCAAAATACGTTTAATGCGAGCACCACTTGGAATAACTCCGCTTAATACAATACTACCACGGCCAATCATATCAATACCAGTTGGTGTACCAATACTATTATCGATCCCTAGTCCGTCATTGTAAATTCCAGTTACTCTTACCCATTTTGTATCTGCATTTGAAATTACGGCTGTTGCACTTGCACCGCTACCGCCACCACCGCTAAGTGTAATACTTGTAGCACTGTCATAACTTAATCCGCTATTTGTAATAGTAATACTAACTAACGCTCCACTACCATCAATATTTGCAACACCAGTAGCACCTGTTCCAGCGCCCGCTATTGTAACTGTTGGTGCTGATGTGTATCCACTACCAGCACTGGTTATTTTGATACTGCTAATGTATCCTATTTTATATGGAGGAGTTACAAACTCAATGATTGAATTTATATCAATTTTATCCATTGGTGCAACGCCGTTTGACTTAACTCGTTGTATAGTACTAGTGTCGTTAGTTAAGTATCCAGTACTTGTGTTTGCACCCTTAGTAACTTGATTCCAACGGAATGCATTTGTTGCACTACCGTTTGCATTATAGTAAACAATATTAGCAGTTGTGTTAGTATATTGACTAGCTGGAGCATATGCTCCATCTGGACCATAATACTGCCTATCATAAAAGAAGTTTTTAACTTCTGGATTATCCAATAGTGGCTTAATAAACCTACTGTATGTTTGTTCACTGTTTAAATTAGTTGGTAGACTAACTACACTACGTGCCGCAATATCTTCTCTGTACAAATATCCATCGTCTAAGAACTGTATAGCGTCACTATAACTGCCAGTTGGATCGTTAAAATCTCTAAAGCGACTGTGTCCACTATGTACACGGTTAACACTTTTAATTTTGCGTATGTTTTCACTTACTGTTAATGGAAATATACTGTAATCTTCTGCTGTTACTAATCTATCTTGTGTACTAAAGAAACGTCCAGCATTGTCTTTAATGCTTTGTAAACTTTCACGTTCACTAGCATTGCTTATTCTAGTTTTTAAACTAGCACTAAACACTGCACGATATGTATTTCCATCACTACCTGCGTAATCAAACGAATATGAAGTTGATCCAAAACTTTCTGGATTTAGTGCATAACTACGGTTTAATCCAGTTCTATACCACACACGGATAATACCACGTGGTACGTTCCCAAATAGCCCGTCACCAAACACAATACTAATTTTATCATCTTCTCTACTTGATACAGTATAAATGTTTCTAAAGTTATTGTCAAGATTATTATATATTGCATTTAGTCCGAAGATTCGATCAACTTGATTCCAATTAGATGATACTTGTCCAATTTCATCAATAGTCTGTACCCAAATATTTCCGTTTGCTACATTAGTGTCATCAATATCAAGTACAAGATTTGGCAATCCGTCAGTAATGTTAAAGTCTTTGAAGTTTAATGTGCCTTGTTTAAATCCTAAAAAGAATCCAGTGTTTGGACTACTAAACCCACCATTGTCATTTTTGTATAATATATCAAGTGCACCAAATGGATCAGGTGTTTTTTCTTGTATACGATTTGAGTTAGTATTATAATACAAACTATGTGCACCAAATACTGCTCGTGTTCCAGAAATATTTGCGTTAAACTCGTACGATGGTTCAGCACCTATACTTGTTGTTCTGTAAATTTCGTTTGAGATGCCGTCACGCACACTCCTACTAAAAGGTGTACCAAATTGGTTACTGCCGGCAAAGATGCTGTTCATTACTGTAATAAAGTTTTGATAAAAAACTGGATCAGTTACATCTTCAAACTGCAAGTCCACATTTGCAAGACTGTTTCCGTCTACATCATAAACTGTTTCACTTGTTTTTACACTATCAATTTTTAAATAACCACTAGCTACTACATTACGTGTTGGGTTATACCCCAAAAACTCAGCAATACGGAGGGCGCTGTCTCTACGTTCTGCTGTACTTAAATAATTTTCACGTGAGTTAAGATCATTACGGAATGCTAAGTTGTGTCCTAGAAATGCCATAAGTTCTAGTAAACTTGTAAACTCACTTGAGCTGATCCAGTCATTAAAATTTTCTGGGTAGTTGGTATCTATGTACTCTACCATTGCATTTTTAATAGTGTCAAAGTCGTATGCTTGGAAGTTTGCTTGCGCAAAACTTTCATACACTACACTAAAATCTTCAGCTGCAAATAAACTGCTCTGTCTTGCGCCTTGTGCCATTATGTTGTCTCACTTGTGTATGTTAAATATAGTTCTTCAGCCAGCCCAGTATCATCATAAACAACACGTACTCGTATATCTAATTGATGATCTGAAGGTTTAGTTAAATTTAATTCACTAAAAATCCATCTTGGGTCACTGTCAATAATATTTTGTACATCTTCAGTTGCCAAATTTTCTGTAGCTTCGTCTAGAGGTTCAAAAATTAAATCATGTAGTATTGACCCAAAGTTTGGGTTCATTACTCTTTCACCTTTACGAGTGTAAAAGTGGTTTAGCAAGTCACGCAGTGCTAAATCCTTGTCTGTAAGGATTGAGTTAATGCTTTTGCTATCAATTGTGCTATATCCAACGTATGTAACCATACTGATATTTATAGCAAAATTAACTGCTACTTTTTAAATTTTAGTAGTAAATCGGACAATATCACCAGTATTCAGTGTTTTTGTTATAGTAATAACATTGTTAAGCAAAGTAAAGTCAAAAAAGTGTTGAATTACCTCTCCGTTAATTTCCACTTTAAGTTTTTCTACTGGTTCCATACTAGGAGTAGTTGAGATTGTAAACACACTACTACCACTGTATGTGAATTGATCAACGACTAATTTACTGTCATACTGCTTTGCAATAGTACGTTTAATACCCTCTGGTGTTTTTGAAAGGAATTTTAGTGTTTCTGCATAGTATGCAAATCTTGCTCTTTCTAAGTCGTCCTCGCCTAGCGCATCGATATCATTTTTATCACGCATTTCATATATACCAGTTTGTCTATGCCAACTACGTGATTTTGTTTTTCCATAGTCACTTAATCTTATAATTGATGCTGCTTGTGAGCAAAAATTTCGATTAAAGTTGCTACGTTTAATTGCACTTGCAAGTGAATCCCAATCACTATTAACAATGTAATCTCGTAATTCATATACACCTTCATTGGCAGTTACTTGCGAAATGTCGCCATTAATAATATAGTAAAGTATTAACCCATCATACACACATTGTGGTATACTAGGTAATCCAAAGTCTTTTAGTTGTCTAATGAGAGTACGCTGATTGTTTTGAAAATCTTGTATCCAAATATTATATGCTTCTTGCTCAGTGATTCCACGATCAAAACCAGGAATACTGTAACCAGTTTGGTTATATCCAACATATGTTGACATATTAAGAGTTACAAGAATTACTTTGTCACTAGCAGTTATTGTATTAATGTCTAACCTGGTATTCCAGTTTTCGTCTTTAACAATAAATTCTTCCCAATTTGTCTTAAATTTAGATAAAATAGTCATAATTATTGCCTTCTGCCTGAACGAATATTTTTAGCTTTGGCTCTGCGTTCCAGTTCTTTTTCAAAAGCAGATTTGCGTTGTTCATTTTCACCAGCAAAAGGACTCGGAGCTGAATTAGTTTTTCCTACGTCACTTTGTTCATAATCCACTGGAGATGACTTTGGATAGGCGAATTTCGATACATCATAATCAGTTGTTGATGTTTGTGCACTTGATGGTGCTTGTGCAGCAATTTTATTACCTTGTGCACTATGTCCGCCCCATGGTTCATGTTCAGGTACTCTTGGATTAATGCTTTCTATTACTGCACGATTTGCATTTAAACTTCCGCTTGTTGGTCCTACAGCACCTAATGCTTTTGGCCCATTTAAGTCTAACATACCATCTGTACTAATTCTACCATATCCTTTAGCTTTAAGTTGTAAATTTAAATCAGTTGTTAGTCGTATGTCTTTATTTGCTTTAAGTTGTATTGGCCCTGTTGCAGTTTCTGCTTGTATACCTGCGGCACCACGAGCTTTAATATTAAATGAATCAGCATCCATGTTAATATCACCGCCAGCATAAAAGTTAAAGTCTTTTTCTGCATGATAACTTACACTACCTTTTGCATAAACATCAACATTTCCATCAGCATCCATTTGCATCCAACTAGTGCCTTTTTGGTTTGTTATATATACAATACCAGCAGTGTCATTGAAAAGCATTTGTGCTCCGCCTGCACTACGTAAACGTACTAAGTTATTTTGACCTTCTTCACGTGATTGGTCTGGTACATAATTTACTCCTTCTCTATGAGCAACTGTACCGTCATCCATTACAAAACTATGTCCTGCAGGAGTTACAAATCCTGATACATTAATCGGTGACTCACGTCGTGAACCACTACTACCAATCCCACGTATTGGGTCTAATGCAATACCTTGCTCAGCAATTGCATTGCTAACTGGATGTCTACTTCTAGTATTTCCTGATTGCTTAACTCCTGGGTCAACTGATGCGCCGATGGTATTTTCATTTGTTATTTCACTAACTGGTAATCCAGGTATTGAACCGTTACGTCCAACTGTTGGCAGTACGCCAATTAAAAACCCAATGGGATCGTCTCCAGTAAACGCAACTAAAACTTCAGTGCCAGGACCAGGCGGAGGGAAGCATGCACCGTATGCAACTGATGTATTTTCACCAGTAATTGATCCACCAAATGGAGATACTGTTCTAACTTTAGTAAATTTATGTCTTTCTTCACGGGTATCTTGGTT